CTCTAATTAAATAATCATCAGCTGTAACATTACGTAATTGTGTACTAAAATTTGATAATGTGTTTTGTCTAATTTCTAGTAAACTATCTCCATCTTGTCCTCCTGTAGCAGCAGATGGATTATTAGTAGCAAATGAATCGTATATATATTGAGCTGTTGTATTATTTAAGTTAGATTTTAAAAATTTAAGTCCATCTGTATTTGGAACTATTAATGAGTTAGCGGGCACATTTGATGTTACTCCCCCTCCTGTTAAATATCTTACTGTTAAAGTAGTATTAGTAGGAGCAGTACCATAAGTATTAGTAAAAATAAAATTAGTTGGGCTAAATGCAGTTGTTAATTTATCTTTTTCAAATGGTAATCCTAAACCTACATTATCTGGGTTAGGTGTTATTTCTTCTGTTGTATCTGCAGGGTTTCCTGCTCCAAATTGAATTTGTAAAGTAGTTGGGTTTTTAAAACGTGTTGCAAATCTATTTTGAACTTGTTTAGTTTTTAAAATATAAGGAGCATCTCCACTATTTTGATAATTATTTGGATCATTAGTATTTGTATTTTTAAGACTATCAAATACTAACTCTTGGGCTAAGTAATCAACTTCAAAATATTCATTTCCATCAGAATCAAATACATCTATAATATGGGAAATATTATTATCTACTAAATCAACAGTAGGAAATTCTTGAAAATCTCCAAATGCAAAAGTAGTTGAACTTATAGTCCCTGAAGTTGCTTTACGTGTTTTTTTTAAAAGATAATAAGTAGGTTCCCCAACTGATATTTGTGCTATTGACACATTAGTTGGGTCCCCCGATCCTGAAACTGAAAAATCAACTGAATCTTCTATTATATAATTTCCTCCTAATCTTGTAGAAATTGAAGTATTACTTCCTACAAATAAAGCATAATCATAATCTGGTACTGTGGAGGATCCTTGAACTTTAGAGGGAACTAATTGATAAAAATCTATATCTACAGTAGCTAAACCTGTTATTTTTGGTTTATACCCAAACATATACGCTAACTCAAATATATTGTTATTTTGTCTAGCATATTGTAAAAATGTTTCTTGAACCTGATTGTCTAAATAAAAGGAAAGAACATCACCAACATAAGATGCTTGTTCTATAAACATCATTCCAACTGAAGTATTATCAAAATCAGAATAGGTATTTGGAAAATACGTTTGAGAAAAATTAATAAGTTGCGATCTGTAATCCGCAAAATCTTTATTAATGTATGATATATTTCTTTGAACTGCCATTGCTTATGAAAAATTTAATATTAGATTATCATTAATATTAGTATTAGGAACTGAGTAATATATTTGTACTATTATTGTACTATTATCAGGATCTTCATTTATGTTTATATCAAGTAATCTTATATTATTAAATTGGTTATTAATTTTATCTTGTAAATCTTCTCTTATGTAATCTAAATTATCATCTGCTATAGAAGTAAAAATAAATTGTCTTAACCCCGCTCCAAATAATGGGTTTGCAGGTCTTTCTCCTGGGTTTGTTAATAAATAATTAACTAAATTACTTTTTATGGCATCTTTTGTTGTATAATTTTGGTCAAAAACAGCATCACCATTAAGAGGTAGGTCTATTCCTACTGCTCTTCTTGGATTTAAATCAACCGGAAATACTCTTCTTGCACCAAATGCCATTTAACTATTATTTATTCATTAATCCCATTATCATATCCATAGGTACATCTCCTTCAGGTAATTTACCATTTGGGCTTGTAGTATCTACAGGACCATTCATTTGTAATGGGATATTATTAGTATTAGCACTTAAAGTACCATTTGCTCCTGGTTTCATGCTATTTAAAACATTCATATAGTTTTCTCTAATTTCTTCTCTGGTTTTTGTTGCTACTGGGTTAGTAGGAGAAGGAGTACCTACATTTGTATTTGTGGGTTTATATTCTGAAACTATTTGTTTAGGGGAGCGTACTGCTTCAAGAAGAATATCTTTCATTTCTTCCTGAATTGCTTCTTTAACTGCTTCTTTAACGATTGTTTTTAATTGACTCAATTTCATACATATATGATTTATTATAAATATTAAATTAATTAGCTTTTAAATTATTTTGTTGTATGTAAAATACTAGTTCATCTATTAATACTTGATCAACTGCACTAAATGATGGATCACCTTTTAATAGAGTTATTCCTCTTTTATTTTTAGCTACTGCAAATCTTCTTTTTAAATCCCCAACACTATTTTTCTCAGTTTCTACGGAAAAGAAAAACCCATTTAAACTTTCTATTGGGGGTTCTCCTTCTTCTGTTTGTTCTTCTGTTAAGCTTAGTAATTCTTTAGATAATTCATCAAATGTTACTTCTGTATTTGGAGAACATTCTTCAGTTAATCCATCTATTGCTTTTAATAAAGCTATAATTGCAATAGTACTTGCTACTGCAAATAGTAATGCTACCAACAATTCACGATTTAATTCTTTATTTTCTTCTTCTAATGTTCTTAATAAAGTAATTATATTTTCTAATTTACTTTGAAATGATGTAGGTTGGGCAGAAATTAAACCACCAAAATCTTTAGCTGGGGGTACACCAAGTGCTTGTGGGATTGGTAAACCTTGAATTGTTATTCTACCTGATTTTAATGCTGATGCTAATGCAAAAGCGGCTGCTGCTATAGCAGTATTTGCTGCTATGCTTTTATATATAGTATTTAATTGCCTAACTACTCTATTTCTTCTTTGAACTACAGATTTTAGTCTATCAGTAGAAGGACAGGTTTTTTGGCGTCTTTGAGTTAATGAAGTTATACCAAATTCAATTAATAACCCTAAGAGTAAGGGAAATAAAGTACCTTTTATAACATTTGTTATTCTTAAAATACTTTTTCTTCTTTGTACTAAAGCAATTTCAACCCAACTTAAACCTAAGGTTTTTGCTTTATTTAAAATATCATTTGAAGAATTTTGAAATTGTAGTTTTACTCTTTCTACTTCTACATCAATTGATTTTATTTGAACCGTGGTTAAATCACTTTTTACGGTTCTATCTCTATTTAAAATAGGTTGATATTTAGGTACATAACCAGGTTTAGTATATACTAAATATAAATTTAATAAAGCTTTATTATTTATGGGTAAAACTGGGATTCTAATGCTAATATCAAAACTTCCATCTACAGGATTAGTAGTAGCTTCAAAATTTAATCTTTTTAATTCTTCTCTTTCTTCTAATCTAGCCTGTCTTAATTCTTGATTTTCAGCTCTTCTAAATTCTCTTCTTTCTGCAGGTGTTAAAGCTTGGATTTCTTCAGCTGTTAAATTTTCAAGTTTTAAAGAATATAAACTTATATCAGTAAATTTAGATCCATCGCTACGTTCAGGAGGTAAAATTAAACTATTTGGATAAGGAATATATTCCACTCCTTCAACTGTATCTAAAGGATTGATTTCTTTAACATCTGGAACTTTAGGGGTTACATCTGATATTTGAGCGTTAGAAAAATCATAATCTGGGTCAGGAGATTGAACATTTAAAAGATTATTTATTTGTTCATCTACTGAAGGAGATTCATTTCCTGCTTGTAAATATACAGCACTTATTTTAACTCCCCCAAATGAACCATCAGTTTCACTTGTAGTTACGTCTAATTTCCTTTTTCTTTTTTCAGATTCGGATAATGTTTGGTTATTATCAATTTCTTTCCATTTATCAAAAATTTCTTTTGATTCACCATAAACTTTCCCACTTATAATAAAAGTTCTTAAAGTAGGAGTATAATCTTGCCGTTGTTTTCTTATTAAAGCTCGTATTTCTGCTTTTGCTCTTTCTATAGCTTCTCTACGAGCATCTCTTCTATCTCTACGTCTTTGTCTTCTCCTATCTCTTCTAGCTCTTCTTTCCTCTGGGGTTAAGCCACTTCCAAAATCTAAATTTAAATCTGGAAATTGTAAACTTATGTTATTGAGACTGGGTAGATCTATATTTGCAAAATCTATACTATTAGTTTGGTCGGTAGCGAATGCTATAAATTGTTCTCTACCATAATTAATTAATTCTTCTTCACTTAAGCTATTAATATCTAAACCATAATTTCTAGCATATTGTAAACCTATAGTTTTTAATTCTTCACTTGGTAAATCAAATGTTTGTTGTAGTTGATTAGCTTGTTCTATTCCTTGTTGGGCTGCCGTTACATACCCTAAACTCATTAGTTCAGATTCTGTTAGTTCTGCTTTTTGAGCAATTTCTTGAATTTGTTTATTTACTTCTTGAGTAGGTAATTCTTGGCCTAGTATTTTTTTACCTTTACTAGTTTGGAGGAACTTTTCTGCTAATTGTAATATTATCTGTTCTGTAGCCATGTTTATGTAGTTTGAACATTTTTAGATAACATTATCCCCATTTGACCTTTAAACCCATCTATAATTAGCTTTAAATTATCAGCCATAGGAGCACTAACTGCTAAGTTAGGTTCTTCTGTTATAGCATCTGCTAAAAATCGCATAGCATCTAATAAAGCTTCAAATTGAGTTAAAAAAGTATTACCTAAAATTAAGGATTCAACAGCATTAACCCCCCCTAATTTTACATTATTTCCTCTAATATTAATATTACCCTTTCTAGAAAATAATCCTACATCATTTATAGCAGATAAAGCTATATGTTCTTGAGAATTTATTAAAATACTATCTAAATTAGTATTAAAAACTAAACGGCCTGAATTAAGGATTATTTGAGGTTTATTATAATTACCTAAAGTATCAGGTTGTACCCCAGTTATAGCAGGGTATGATCTAAAGTTAGAAATTAATGGTATTTTTTGATTTGAAGTTAAATATATAGAAGATAAATCTTTATTTATGTCTTCAATTGTAGGGATCCATCCCTCATCTGTATTATTTGGGTCTTGACCATTTTTTAAAATAGTAATAGGATTACCATTATTACCAAAACTAGACCAATTATTTTGATATAAAATATTAGAAGTATTTGAAGTACTTCCTAAACGTATTGAATTCCCAAATCTACCTTCAAATATATTATCTCCTGAAAATGGTAATAAAGGATGAATATTTAACTCTTCTATAAAGGTACCTCCATTACTTCCAGCATTGGCATTAGGAGAATTTAAATTTATTTCTGTGGATTCATCAGTTACTCTTCTAACTGATCCTGCTTCAATTAATTGGTAATCTTTTTGTTGTGAAACTGGAATTTCATTTGATCTAATATTACTAGGATACGCGTTATGGTGGGGGTGATTCCAAAGATTAATAGGGTTTAAATAATAATAATTAGGTTGTTTGCTTCCGGCATCTAAATTTCTACTAGGTAAACAAAATAAAAGTACTATTTCATTTACTAACGGATAATTTTTTAAATAAGGTAATAAAGGAGTAGCAATAGTTAATTCTTTTTTTTCGAATTGGTTTATATCTACTTTTTCACATTCAATAGTACCAATACCATTCCACCCCCCATAATCATTAAATTTAGGGTGTTGGTTATCTAATATGATATCAACAACACGGACACTAGATACTAACCCACCTGTATCTAAATTATTTAGTTTTGGAGTAGAGTTTAAATTATCATTTAATGCTGTAAAACCTCTTTTACTCATCTTTTTTTTCTTCGAAATTTTCGTTAAGCTTATCTAATTCAGCCATTAGTTCAGCTTTTTCTTCATCTGTAATCCCCAATGAATCATCGCTTGAACTATTATTAAGCGCACGCTGTATTATAGTTGCCATTTTAATTAATTGTTCATCGTTACGAACGCCAATTTCCATATATTCTTTAATAAGAGGAACGATTAAAGTGGCATCACCTATATCATTTATAAGTGGCTTGAGTTCAGAGATTAAACCAGAAATTTGTTTTTCCTTTCTTTTTTGGTTATCATAAATTTCATTAAGGATATCCGAGAATTTTTTCTTTCCGAATACTACATTGTCTAGTGCTCCCATAATATTTTGGTTATAAATATTGATATAGAGAGGGGTTAGAATCTAGTATAGCCGTTCTCTAAATAAAATATGTACTGAGATTTGAATATATCATGGAGTTTATCGGCTATTTTAGTAATTTTTGGTGTTTTTACATCTACCATTTCTCTTATATAAATGTAAAGTGCTTTTTTATTAAATACCTCTAAATCTTCTCTTTTACGGAATAATTCTAAAATTGCATCAGCTATTTGAGCATCGTTTTTCTTTGGGAATAATTCAAATATATTTTCTGATACATGGGCTACAAAAATATCTACATACTTATCTAAATCACTTTTAATTCTATCATCCCCTATACTATATATATGAGATGAGCCCTCTTTAGATAATTCGTCAACCCCTACTTTATTAATCTTTTTTTTATAATTTTTAGTATTATATAAAATCAACCAACGTTTTACTATAGTACCAAAGTAAGAATATGCTTTTGCTCCTCTTGTTGGGTCAAATAAATGTATTTTAGATAATAAAAAAGTAATTATCTCATGTTGTAGATGTTCTAAATTTTCTACTTCCGTATGGTAAAACTTAAAAGTGTGAATTATGTTTTGAGTAAGTTTGAAGAAAGGGTAGTGGATGTGTCTTTCATATATTTTACTTCTTA